AACCCCGCCCGATCCAGACGGCGGTGAACCAGTTCCAGTTCCAGAACAAAAGGCTGCGTGATGGTTATTGAAATCGTGATGTGGGGATTCCTATCAGCTTTTGGCTGGTGGGGAGCCAACCATTATGTAATTGAACCTTACTTTCCTCCACCTATCGAAAAAAAGAAAGAAGACAATGGGATCGATTCTAAGTGATATTTTTGATGATTGGAGAAACGATGCGTCTTATTACAAGCCGCAACATAAAAACTACAATCAGCCTGTAAAGATTATTAGGGTTCCGTGTTGTCACAATGACGATCAAGAACCTGTGTCTATCATTTGTCCAGACATGAAAAACGGGCCATGGATCGCCGGTGGTGCATGTCTACGCTGGTATCAAGGTCTTCCTGTAGGAGATGCTGATATTGATGTGTTCTGTTCATCTCCTGAACAGGCACAACAAATTATCGATGAGATTAAAAGCTACGGTCGTTATTCTACAAAATTTGAAAGTGAAAATGCCACCACGTTAAGCTATCATAGTAAAGATAGTAAGTATTGGACTTTACAGATCATTAAGCGTAGGTATTTTAAAAACTTACAAGAAGTTATTGATAATTTTGATATTAGTGTTTGTCAAATTGGCACAGGAGGTCAAGAGTGGTTAATGGGTAAAACTACTGCTCGAGATATTCGTGAGAAAAATCTAAGAATGAACATGCCATTGCAACCAGATGCTGCTAAACGTCTTGCAAAATATTGGACTTATGGTTATCGTCCTGTAGACGGTTTGCTTGATTCTGTTCGAAATAATCCTGTAGCAAAACAAGAATTCCAAGTAGATGGAGATTACGAAAATGCGTTCTGAACTAAGTTGGAGTGTACTAGATCCAAAACCGGTTCTATTGTATATTAGAAATTCTGACGAATATATATGTTATTGGAACGGCATTGCTATGACACATACTATGGCTATGAATATGGCTTTAGAACCGTTTGGTATCTTTGCTACTCCAGAAATGAAAACATCTATGGAACAGGACTATCGAAGAATCTATTATGCAGGAGGTTTCGATACTCGTGCTTGGGATTTTAAAGTTTCAGAAAGCCCAATATATCCATATGTAAAACGTTTAATGGCTGAACATATTAAAAAGACCATTGCTGAACAAAAACGTCCTATTGCAGAAGTATTAGGATGGTTTGATTATAGTAGGGCTCGAACAGATAATGATTGAAGATATATTTGCTATTTCAATATATAGAACAAAATATAAAGATAACATTGTTGAATTACAAAACAATGTTATCCCCCTTCTTGAGCCTGTCTTTGCTGAAACAATTAAAGACAATCAAGGTTCAATGAGGAACGGTGGATTATGCTCTTATAATGTTGTACGCAATTTACAATCAATGCCCGAACTACAAGGGTTATTAGAATTTTTAACAGAACATGTTAATGCATATTGGCAACATTTAAATTATTCAGGAAAACCTGCTATTGTTGAGATGTGGGCCAATCGATATGCTCCAGGGTCATTTATCGATACGCACAATCATAGTCCAGTTCCGTTAACATCAAGTTTTTATCTTAAGAAAAATAAAGATTCGGGCAATCTTGTTTTTGAACACCCAAATGAAGTAATACTTAAACATCAACCATATTCATTTAACAATAGAAGTTCATATCACCAGTTGTTTGATTACGAAGTGCCTGTTGAAGAAGGAGACCTTGTTATCTTTCCTTCATATCTAAGACACAAGACTATGCCCAATCAATCTACAGAAGATAGAATTATTATTGGTACAAACATATTCGCTGTATGATAAGAACTATTGAACCGGATATATTAATGCTCGATCCTGATCAGTGTATGGAATTTTATTCTGCACATAGAGAAGGGTTAAGAGAGTTTTTCATTAGTCAGATAGCCACTCACAAAGTACAAGGTGATGTTGCTGATTTAGGATGTGGTCCTGCAGACTATTCTTTTGCATTATCTAGAGAATTTAGAAACATTCATATTGATTGTTATGACGGTTCCCCTGCTATGATAGATCTTGCTAGAGAATTTGTTGTTGCAGATAATAGACAAATTACATTATACAACAAAATGTTTAGCGATATTGATAAAAAGTATGACTGGATTATATCTACAAATACTCTACATCATTTTCACAACCCAAATGATTTTTGGAACGTTGTAAAAAACATTTCGAAACCAGGATCGAATGTTTTTGTATTGGATCTAGCTCGACCCGACAGCGAAGATACAATTGAGTATTACATAAACACATTTTCTTTTTTAGATGGCGAGAAATTTAAAGAAGATTTTAGAAACTCTTTAAGAGCCGCTTTTACCAAAACCGAATTAGAAGAACAATTAAAACTAAATGGGCTGACAGGCCTATCTGTACAATCATTTTCATTCCCTTTGGAAGTGTTAATTGTACAAGGAAAGATTGACAACTAATAATAATTCACGTATAATGTAGTTAGAAAGGACACAAAGATGGACATGGATCAAGCAGCAGTTTTTTTGGCTGGATCAATTTTGACGGCTATAGGATTTTTAGTTATACTAGGAGCAATCTTAATTGCTAATAACCTTATAGCCAAGTACTGGAAGTCTTGGGGTTGGCATTGGATGCCGTGGTGGGCAGGCGAGCCTCAAAGATTTATGACTCAAGAAGAAGTAGAGAAAATTGCACCAACATTAAATGACACAAACGACATTAAGGTGAATAAATGATTACTCTAAAGCAATTTATGGAAACTTGTAACTATCGTATTACTGAAGGTAGTGAATACGGTTGGCAATGTTTTGGGCGTGATGCTTATCGCTTAGATTCTTGGAATGGCGATATTGAAGGACACACAATTACCATTGTGTTTGATACCAAAACACAGGTTGTCTATGAAGTAGAAGCATTTGACTATAAACGTGAACGTGCTTATCGTATGATCAATCTTGCGTTCAAACCTGCCTTTGATGCAGAAGTTGAGGATCGAGAAATCCTTGATATGGCTTGGGAAAAAGATGACGGTACACCCGTTAAGTATGTTGACATTGATGTAGATGAAGACTTTCTTGAAAAGGCCTATGCTATCTGCAACGATCAAGAATATGATACTCGTGTACAGGTTCAAGTAGAGTTCTCAGACGAAGAACTTTTAAATTACATGAAGATTGCTCACGAACGCGATATTACTTTTAATCAACTTGTAGAACAAGCATTAAAGGCTGCAATCGATCTTAATGCTTCTATTAAGAATCTTAGATTAGACTAACCAAGTATTCACTGCCTGTGTTCCTGCAAGTTCACAGCAGTGACTCCATAGGTCTCTTGGTGGTATTGTAAATAGATCTTCTGGGCCTGGAGCACGGGCAACTATCCAGCTAGAATCAATGGTCCACGGACCTTCACCGTCCATTTCCATTTCAAGTTGTCCTGGTGCCCAACTGCTTAGACCAATCATAACTCTAAACCATTTTGGTCTATCGCCATCGATGATCTTGTGAAACATATTCATTGAACTGGTCATTGACCAATGTGTTCCAATTCTTAAGGTATTGTCTGCTGTCCAGCTTGGGTCATGCAACATCCATACCGTGTTAACTCCAACTGGCCCACCCCAATATAAAGGAATGTCTTGTTCCAGAGATATTTCAATTGGTTTTATTATTTCATTAACGGTATGACCGGACGGTCTGTTAATGCACAAGCCCTGACTACCCTGATTTGTATCCTGGGTCAATAATATTACGGTTTGTTTAAATCTTGGGTCTGCCATTGCTGGCGGAGATATCAATAAATCTCCAGGGCGGTATTGAGTCATTGTTTAACTCCAATCAGGTAAAGGGCCTCCGTATTTTTTGCCTTTGATCTTTTTGCCTCTAACTTTAACACGTTCGCTGCCTACCTTGTGTGATTTGCCGCCTTCTCTTGATCTGTACCCTTGACTCTTGCATGAAGCAAGCTGGCTGGCTCCAAGGGCACTATCGGGCTTTCCCGATGTACATAAGGCACGCGATGCAGGTTCTTCTGCAACTGCTTCATCGTCTGTGCCACCTCCAAACATAACATCATCGTTGATTGGAAAATCTAAATCCATAAAACGCTCAGGTAATTGAGCTGTGCTGATAATCATTTCAAGCTCTTCTTCTGTTGGATGTACTTTCAAAAGAACTTTGGCAGCTTCATCGTGAGCATCGCCATTTTCCCAAATATTAATATCATAGTGTTCTTTGTAAAGTTCAGCCACGGCCTGCATGACCTTATGATAATCTGTGGTGAATATATTTTCTGTAATAATATCTTTTATTTTCATATTAAGCTACCTGAGCAACTGCGTAGATCGCGTTGACTAAAAGTGTTTTAGTATCTAGGTCAGTGGCTTCTGCATCAAGTCTATCTGCTCGAACTAGGTCTAACATTAGTTCTCGATATTCATCCGCTGATATACCACCCTGTTGATATTGGCCAGCAATTTCCAAGGCCATTTGAGCTCTTTGTGCTGCCCAACTTGGGCCATTGGCTGCTAGATGTTGTAGGTGTTCAAACATTAGAATCTCCCAAGGATACTAGCTGCGGCACGCTCTGCTTGTGCTGCCATTAGTTTCTTTTTAATTTCACAATAGACCTTAGAACCCTGTTGTGTCTGTGCTCGAGTAACCATGTCTCCTACGGTTTCCTGTAAGGGTTTGATAATGTTAATAACATCCTGATGTCTACGACCAGCGGATTGGCTGTATAATTCAAACCAACGTAGATCCTGTTGTATCTTTAGTACCTGTGGTAACTGCTCTTGAGAGCAGTCCAAACGATCAATGTCTGCACGAACATCGATTATTCTAGAACTTTGATTAGGATCCGAAAAACTAGGAATCATGCCTACTAGGCTTGAGCAGCCAGAAAGCATGAAAACACATACTAGAGCAATTAGTCTATTCATAAAAATATTTAGTTCTTAGGCTAGATTAAATGCTATGCTGACTCGCTGTTTATCTGTGCGGTTAACTCCTACCTTGTGTGTTAACCAACTAGGAAACATGATCAAAGTTCCTGTTTTTGGCTGTATATGATGGCTCTGACGTTGTGGCAGTAGATCTGCGGGCCATAGTCTAAGATGATCTACAGGGTTAGGGCTTTTAAAGGTTAAATTACCCTCATCACCATCTGCTTGATAATAGTAGCAGCCCGAAATAGCTCGTTCCGGATGTACATGATCGTACATGAAGTTTTTGGGCTCGTAGATATTGACCCAGCTGTCTGTGAGCCTAAAGGGTCTAACTGGATATTTGATAAAATTACACCAATCACGTAGACTTTCAAATATAGAGTCAGTTAGGTGGTTCATGCCCAGGTCCACAATATCGTTGGAGCCGTCAAATTTAAAGCTGGAACTAACTTCGTCGTCCCAGGGATTATCCTTGACTTCCAACTGGTCTAATGCTTGTTTGATCTGTGCCTGTACTCGATCTAGTTCTTCGCCCTCTAGTTCACGTACATAAACAGGAGCATAAAATAAGTGTAGTTTTTGTGATTTCATTTGAATACCAAGTAAGTTGAAAGAATGTATTTGGTTTGTCCGTCTTGGGGCATAAGCCCTGCATGAGGAAAATGCCAAGTGGGTGTGAATATACAGAGCCGACCTCGACGAGCAGCCACGGTCATGTTTTCCAAAGGAAACTCTGTGCCAGCGTCCGAATCGTTGAGATAAAACAAACAGGCCAAAAATCTAGATGAAGTTTCTAGGGTAGTATTATCAGCGTGTAGTTTAAACTCATGACGACCATTGGGTCTATAGCATTTGATTCTAAAACCCTCTAGGGCAAAGTCATAGGGCAAGATGTTTAGAGTGTCCCAATCACGCTTATAGTCACTGACCAAGGGTATGACCCTAGCTGAGAGTTGATCGCAGGTCTCAGTCCAATCATAGGCCCAGTGGCTGCTTTTCTTATAAAGATCCCAGGGATTACGAGCCTGAGGGTGGCGTGTAGAGTGTAGATCTAATTCAATTAATTTGGCCCACTCGCCCGGACGTTCCTTATGGAATCGAGCGCAGAGTTCAAAGGCCTTGACCATTTCATCGCAGAATTCTGGGTCAAGGGCAGCGTCAATGACCCGTATGTAGTTTTTGTCGTAGACTATTTCCATGCAGTATTTACTGCTGGGGCCTAGCTGCCAAATACGATTGTGAATGCTGTTTGTCTAAGGGCCAGGTTATCCACATAGGCCTTGGTAGTGGCCTGAAGGGGTTCTGTTACTGCTTCTGTTAGGCTAAGGGTACCCAGGGTAGTTATGTGTAGCCATTGGGGGTCTGTGTATTCTTGAGTTTCTAAAACAGCACCCTCTTGATAGGGCCCTGTTTCAAGCTCAAAGTTTAAGACATAGTCAGGGCCAGTGCCTTCAATGGTCACTGAGCTGCCCGAGCCCGAGGGTCTAGTTGTAACAGAGCCTATGCTGATCTCAGGTGCAGGGCCTGCGACATAGCCAGCTACCTGTTCACGCCCATCCGACCAGCGATATATGAGATTGCCCGTGGCTGTGTCTACTCTAAGACTTTCTATTTGCTGAGCTGCGGCCGAAGTTTGTACCACTTCTGTAGTGATCAGCTGTGCCCTAGGCGTTTGAGCAGTTTCATCGCTGACCAAGCCTGAGGTAGTCAAAGCCCAGGTTAGGCTAAGATTTTCAGCTGTGACAATGTTGTCTGTGGTTAATAGTTCAAGGGGAAACTGAGTGCCCAGAACTGATCTGCCCTTGCGAATGTTCTGTTGATAATGATCAAACCAAGCACGTGACCAATCAATTCTATTCTTATACTCTTCACGGTCTATGGTGATGCTGACAATGGTCTGTCCTAGCAGATCCGAGCTAGGCGGGTTAGCTGTGCGTATTTCCTTACTGGTAAATTTAAGCGCAACTTCTCGAATGGCTCTAGCATTGGCCCTAGTGGGTGTAACTCCTGAGCGTATCAAGGAGTCTGTGAGCACACGATGTTGATTTTTGGTAAGAGCCATACTAGTATTTAATTAAACCCAGCTGCGACTATGACTTCTAGATAATTCTGGGTATTTGATTTCAAAGAACACACGATTACGATCAGGCACAAAAAAGTCTATGTCGCCCCCAGGTTGTATACTGAGAAAGCCACCCCACGCTTGTACATCACGCCAAATCTGTTCAGGATCTAACCCATGTCGAAAGTGATGATATCTATAACAATGATCTGTGATCTGAATCGCCATCCTGTACTTATCCAAAATGGCCGAGCATAATTCTATAAGCCGCGAAGCGGCAGCGGTAGCGCCATAAATATCAAATGAGGAAATTGCTGTTAATTTTAACTCTAGGCCTAGAGGCATGCTCACAGCTTTGCCCACAGGGCCTTACAGAAGATCCACATAGAGTGTGTGTGCAGATAAGGATACAGGTATGAAACAACAGGTTTGGTATCTGGTGCATAAAGACACCCAAAGACGCTTAAAGTACTACAGGTCTCTTGCGGGTGCTCGTATAGCACAAAGAGCACGTAATCATAGACTGGGCTTTATTGAGCGTGTAGAGCGTGTAGAGATATGGGATAACTGGGAAGTGGAAAGGTGCAAAAATAAAGCGGGTCTTATCTTAGAAGCAACTTGGTGTATAGTAGAAGACACCGTGGACATTGAGGATTTATATGCAGAAGAATGATACGAAACTACAAGCATTACTAGCAAGTATAGTCTTAGTCTTGGTCTACTGGCTGTTTTGGATCATAACACATTAAATACTTGTATAACAACAAACAACTACGCAGGAGCGTGTATATGCGTAATCCAGAAGAAATTTCTAAATGGGTAAGAACAGAACTGGCTAGAGTAAATCCCTATACAGATAAACTTAGAGCACATCTTTGGGCAGTGGGTTTTCTAAGTTCAATTATAGCTAGTCTAATATGGGCAGACTCTAAGAACTTGACGAGTTTTAGACTGGCTGTGGCTGCTAAACTCAAAGAACAAGATAGACTATGACCTATAATGGCCCCGCTGTAGAATCAACGTGTACATATATGTAGTATAGGCCTAAAGGCCGAGGGAACTATATATACATTCTTACTGAAGGATAAGAATCAAAGATTCTTACTGAGCTGTAGACGTTGATTTTACTGGGGTTTTGCAGCTGGGTCAGTAAGTAGCAAAAAGTGTGATTTACTGAGCCTAGACTCGCGTACAGGCCCCGCTGCGTAGGGTGTGCGCAAGGAAAAAGTGCAGAAAAGTGTGATAAAGTGTGAAATTGTGTGGTATTTGAACTATGCCTCATAACCAATTCACCACGGTAGAGTCTACACTAAAAGATTCTAGCCTAGACTCTGCTCAAACGATTCAGAATCCACCATTTCTCAGGGAGAATCCACCGTGAATCCACCGTGAACTAGTGCTCTTAAACCAGTCTACGGTAGGCGCAAAGTGGCCCCGCTGCTGTAGATTGTGGTTGACATACTCACGTAATGACTATATAATATCGCATATGACACAAAGAGAAGTATTTGAATATAACAATGAAGAAGAAGCCGAAATGGCTCAGATTCATAGTCTACACATTAATCAGAACGCTATAGATTCTGTACAAGCAGAGTTGGCTCGTCAAAGATCACAGCCTAGTCTAGAGGAATGTGAAGACTGCGGTGAAGCTATTCCACAGGCTAGACAGCAAATGGTCCCAGGTTGTACACGCTGCGTATACTGCCAAGGCTTATTTGAGCGTCGTAGAGCTGGATACTAATAGGCCCCGCTGCTATACACACGTACATGTATGCAAAAGAAAAGACTATTATCTAAAAGCAGAGACTCTATGACCCTACCTGATGAACGTTATCGCGCTGTAGAGCAAACACAGCGTTTTCTAGAATCACTATTAGATTCTGCACAAACTCCCAGAGTACCCAAAAAGATCCGAGATTCAGCAAGAAGTCTGCTGCGCCACTATCCCTCACGTTGGGATCTAGATCGTGCAGCAGCAGCTAGTCCTGATGTTTTTATACGTAGACTTGATCCCTTGTACAAGATGGTCAAGACTCATGACATGCAGCAGCGTATGGCCGAGGATGTGGAAGAAGATCTACGTGAAGCTAAGAATAGAGGTGAACTATGACTAGGATAAAGATTGTTCAACCGGTGGAAGCGGACGGGGAAGTGGCTATGACTCCAGAAGAACTAGCACTAGCACAGGCTCGTCAACGTGCTGCGCTGGTGCCTAAATACGGGGAACCTGGCTGGAATCCTGATGCTCGCGACCCCGACACTGACACCTTACCCAATCAATAATTAATTCACGCATTAGCTCAGTTGGATAGAGCAACAGCCTTCTAAGCTGTGGGTCAGGGGTTCGAATCCCTTATGCGTGGCCAGTTAGGGCCTCTAGCTCATGTTGGTTAGAGCAGCGGACTCATAATCCGTTGGTGCCGTGTTCGACTCACGGGGGGCCCACCACTTGAGAAACCCTATAGTCAACTCAGCTATAGGGTTTTTTCTTGTCCAAACGGCTGTGATCGTGTACAATATGCATTTAAACAAGGACAGCAATGACAGCACTACAGCAAAAGTTCTACGCTGCGTTAGCCTCGCTACAGCAGCACACAAATTTAGATGACGAAGAACAGCAAGACGCAATTGCTGCACTCGCGCAGCTAATCGAGGATCACGTCAAATAACCCTAGGCCCTCTAGGGTCTTAGACAAAATTGGTTGACATTTTGGCGCAGAGATCGTACAATATACATATGTTGAAGGAGCGGCGAATGCGAGCAAAGAGATCAGATCGTAATCACATCATCTATGAACTACGTGTTAACGGTGAGAACTACATTGGTGTCACAGCCAAGACTGAATCAACTATTAATAAGAGTGTTCGCGCTCGTGCTGCCAAGCACTTCTATCGTGCCAAAACAGAAACTAAGAATTGGCTGCTTTGCTCAGCTCTACGCAAGCTCAACAGCAAAGAAGAAATTGAAATCATTGTTCACGAGATTGTTCGTGGCAAAGCCCTGGCCCATAAGCGCGAAGTAGAAATCCGCAGACTGGTAGGCCCTACACTAAACACAGACACACGAGGAGACTAACATGGACTTGACCGTAGAAATGTATCGTATAGATCGTCGCTGCAAAGCGGGCCGAGTACTAGTAATGAAGCAGGACTACACAGACGTGAGCTGGGCCCAAATGGAGCGCATGTACCCACGTCGTCCACGCTACATCGTAGAGTTTCACGAGACTTGGGTTACAAAGACTAACCTTATGACGGGCTTGCCCTATCAGGAACGTTACGATACCCCACATTGCTGTTCAGCAGCCAGCGAGACCTACTGGAGCATGTAGGGGTTGACAACTAGGAATTTTGGCAGTATAATACAGGCTTACAACGTTAAGGAGCGACCTATGACTAACCCAATCCCTTCTAGCAACATTTGGCACACACCCGCAGATCTCAACGAGCTGCAGGATATGATCAATCAGTTCACAGGCCAGGAAGCTGCGCTGGCTGCACACGTGATGATGTTGACCCTGAACACCTGCCACAAATTAGTCGATGAAGCTATCAAGGAGGCCGCATGAGGTACTGGGACGAACTGCTGCGCGAGCAGCGTAATGGTCTAACCGTGATCGTGGACAAGACCTGGGAAGACTGCTCTATTCGCGATCTCTTTGATGAAAGCTGCTGTGATGTAGAGGACCTGGAACGTAAGGTTAACAGGGGCGATTTGGATTGGTTTATGCTCAGAGCTCGCGTCATGTACAATGATCTGGAACTGGGCTCAGAGATCTGTGGAGGGTTCCTCTACGAAGATGCTCGCGATGTGCTGCGTGATGGTATGGCTGACGAGATGATCTGGCAAGCAGAGGAAGAAGCCAAACGACAATTACCCGGCCTTATTGAAGGGTTATTGCGTGTAGAGGTTGACAAATTGGCTGCGTGAGCATACAATAGAGACTTAGCAACAAAGGAGCGCGATATGCAGACACTTTTTAGCACAGCAGGCGACGGCTTGTGGAGCAACGTAGCAAAGCCTGTACACATTGTAGACATGCAACTTGCCTACATTAACGACGAGAGAGATTTTGGCGAGCTGCGTGTTTACTTTAACACTAAGTTTTGGGACGTTAACAAAGACGGTCTCATTTACACAGACAGCAACTTTATTGAAGAACTGCGCAATTTTTTAATTGCACAAGAACTAACTGACGACTGCGACTACAGCGAGCAAGGCATGCAGGGAGACAACTACGTTAGCTTAGACGTGGGAGAGGGCTTTATTGCTGCGTGGGATGCAAAGTTTAACTTGTTTGCATAAGCACAAAACGGGGGTTGACAACAGCCCCCGTTTATAGTACAATAGACACACATTAACACAAAGGAGCGTGAAATGGCTACTCGAAGCACTATTGCAATGGAGCAACCCGACGGTCGCGTAATGCAGATCTACTGCCACTGGGACGGTTACCTTGATCACAACGGAGAGATCCTTCAGGAGCACTATCGTGATCGCGCTAAGGTTTTGGCACTCATGTATCTGGGCGATATCAGCTCCTTAGCTCCTAGCATCGGAGAACCGCACGATTGGGACAACTGCCCTGAGGGTGTCTGCAACGCCTACGGACGCGATCGTGGCGAATCGGGCTGTGAAGCTCGTGTGTTCAAGGACTTTGAGGACTACAAGGCCAACCACCAGTACGAAGAATACGAGTATATCTTCCGTTCGGACGATCAGTGGTATGTTTCCGAATACAGCCGAGCCTACCGCGCACTTGAGCAGGTGCTGGCAGAAGCAGAAACCCTAGAGGATTAAGGGTTATTACTGAATGGGGTTGACAACAGCCTCATTTGGTAATATAATAGAGGTATGTTCAACAAATGCATAGGAGCGAAAATGCCAGCAGTAATTGAGATTCGTGAGGGTTCGTATAAGATCCGTGGCTCAGATGTGAGCATGGCCGGTAACCGTTTCGAACTAGTAGAGCAATACAAAGAAGGTGCTCAGGGTGGTTATGTAACCGTAGAAGGTGGCTCTGTACAGCCTGCTAACCCTGGCATTCCAGATCGTAAGATCCGTATTCGTTGCAGTTCAGCACAAAGTTACATGATTGTCGCCGGTGAAGTGCCAGCAATGCCCGCAGGTGATAAAAGTTTGGAGCAGATTAAAATTTCAGATAATGCCGTAGCACACGAAACGGACGAGCAGATCATCGAACGTCTTCGTAACCGTTTTGACGTGCTCAAAGATATGACCAAAGCAGTCAAAGAAGGTACCGTGCGAGCTATGATCGTCACAGGCCCTCCAGGCGTGGGCAAGAGCTTTGGTGTAGAAGAAGTACTAAGCAAGGACGATCTCTTTGATATGATGGGTCAGCGCAAGCCCAAATATGAGATTGTCAAAGGCGCAATGTCAGCAGTGGGTCTGTACAGCAAGCTCTATCACTACAGCGAAAAAGGCAATGTTATCGTGTTTGATGACTGCGACTCTGTGCTGTTGGATGACCTTAGCCTTAATATTTTGAAGGCTGCTCTGGACTCTAGCAAGAAGCGTACTATCTCTTGGAACACTGACAGCCGTGTTCTGCGTTCAGAAGGAGTGCCAGATCGCTTTGAATTTAAAGCAGGCGCTATCTTTATCACTAACATCAAGTTTGAGAATGTGCGTTCTAAGAAACTGCAGGATCACCTTGCCGCTCTTGAAAGCCGTTGCCACTACATTGATCTTCAAATGGACACAGATCGCGAAAAGGTCTTGCGCATTAAGCAGATCACCCAAGATGGCATGTTGGACAGCTACGAGTTTGAAGACTGCGTTAAGGATGAGATCATTGATTACATTCTTGAAAAACGAGCACAAATGCGTGAGCTGAGCCTGCGTACGGTACTCAAGGTAGCAGACCTGCGCAAGAGCTTTCCTACAAATTGGAAGAGCATGGCAGAAGTTACCGTTATGAAGCGAGGTGCCTAATGGAAGGCCCGTCTAAGACCTGTACTTGGATTGGGCCCGAGCAGGACCCTTTGAAGCACTGGCCCATTCATTACTGCGGGTGTCCTAGTGTTCAAGGGTCTAGCTACTGCGCTGATCACTACTGGAAGGTCTATGCTCGAGGCACTTCAGTTAACGGCCGTCGACGTGAACGTGCCATAGAGCAAGAGATTCAACAACTTAAACAAGCACAAGAGCTTGAGGAGTATGAAAATGAAAACTAACATCTTTACAATTGCCCTGCTGGCGCTTGTAATCGTATTCTTTTTTGCCGTAGGTCCTATCCTGGTAATTTGGAGTATGAATACACTATTCCCCGTGTTGGCCATTCCGTATACGTTTTGGACATGGTTAAGCGTGGTCTTGCTCGGCGCATTCTTTCGAGCAAATGTTTCCATTAAACGGAAAGATTGAGGTTGCTATTTTACAACAAGAATGCTACTATATTGACACGCTGTGGAACACAGCCATATAACATAAAGGAAAACACAGACATGAAACGTATCTCTAAAGACTCAAAGACTTTTAAGATTTTTACTGCACTACAAAATGGTGACAAACTAACTGCAAGCCAAGCTGAGAAGCGTTTTGGCGTAAAGAACCTGGCTGCTGAAGCAAGCCGTCTCCGCCAAGCTGGTTATGCTGTTTATGCTAACTCTCGCAAGGCAGGTAATGGTGTTACCGTTACTGAGTATGAACTAGGCCGTCCTTCACGCGAGATCGTTGCTCTAGGCTACTTAGCTCGTAACATGGGCATGACATTGGCTTAATAGGTCGCTCCACAAAACCAAGCCGATTCGCTCCCGGGGCGGTTTTGGAATAGGGTCCTAAGGGCCCTATTTTTTTGGCCGTTTGTTGCAAAAAAGCCACAGGCCGGCACTCTCCAAAATGGTTGACAGAACTGCTGTTTGATGGTATAATAGAGTTATTGTTAAGGAGCGATGATGAGCACATTTACAGCAGATCAAGTTTGGGGCCTAGCTGTTAGGGCTGATACACAGAATGGCGGCTACTGCAAAGAGCCTGTATTCGCTGCTACCGCTACACACGGGATCGATTACAATAACGTGATCAAACAAGCCAACAAGGTTCTGGTCAAGAACTGGCTCAGAGAGAATGCTCAGCCTACAGCAGAAGAGATCACTCTTGGCCAAGAGTATCGTAACTATTTCAAAACATTCACCCTCAAAGCACTCACTGGCAAGATCAATGACTTTGAGACCACAGCTATGAAGATTGCAGCCAAAGACGAGTTCACTGGCCGTGATATGTTGGACTTTGCTGTTGTCAGCTGTTTACCCAGCGTAGCTCGTCGTGATAAGGCCCAAACAGAGCTCAAGCGAGAGATCTATCAAAGCGAGCAACTCTCCGGCGCTGTAGGTGATGAGATCGTAGGGGAGATCGAAGTGATCCGCACACGATTCAACCCTGAATACAACAAGTATCGCATCACTGCTCGTATGGGTGAGAGCTTTATTGATTTTTGGTACAAGGATGATGTCAAAGGCACTATCCGTATCAAGGGCAAGATCAAGAATGTTCGTGGCGATAAAACAACACAGCTCAACTATGTTAAAAAAGTTGGTTGACAACTGCACCAAGAGGTGCTACAATAATGATACTGGGAAAGTAATTGTTTTAACTCTTTTTATTAGCGAGGTCTAGAATGGCAAAAGCACAAGACGTTTCCGTCCGTCAAGTTGGCCCTAAGGGTGCCAAAAAAGCAATCCGTCACGCAATTAAAATGCGTCGTCCTGTATTCCTGTGGGGCCCTCCAGGTATTGGTAAGTCCGATCTCGTGAAGCAGATCGGTGATGATTCCAACCGTGAGGTTATTGATGTGCGCCTAGCACTTTGGGAACCCACCGACATCAAAGGTATTCCGTATTACAACGCAGACCAGGGCAAGATGGTTTGGGCTCCTCCCGCAGAACTGCCCATTGACCCAGAGTCCACTGCTATCATCTTCTTGGATGAATTGAACTCTGCTCCTCCTGCTGTTCAGGCCGCGGCCTATCAGTTGGTGCTGAACCGTCGTGTTGGTACCTATGTTCTGCCTAAGGGTGTTGACGTAGTCGCCGCTGGTAACCGTGAAGGTGACCGTGGTGTTACCTATCGTATGCCTGCTCCGTTGGCTAACCGCTTCCTGCACTTGGAAATGAAGGTGGACTTTGATGACTGGCAAGATTGGGCTACCCTTAACAAGGTGCATCCTGAGGTTGTAGGTTATGTGGGTTTTGCCAAGCAAGACTTGTATGACTTCGATCCTAAGAGCCCTAGCAAGTCATTTGCTACTCCTCGTTCTTGGAGTTTCGTCAGCGACCTGTTAGGTGATGACGGTGTTGACGAAGATACTTTGTCTACATTGGTAAGTGGTGCTATTGGTGACGGCTTGGCTGTTAAGTTTATGGCTCACCGTAAGATTGCTGGCAAATTGCCTAAGGCAGAAGACATCCTTATTGGCAAGGTCAAGGACCTTCAGATCAAGGAAGTGTCAGCGATGTATTCTTTGACCGTTTCATTGTGCTACGAGTTGAAAGACCGTGCAGAGAAAAAGGTTAAAGATTGGGATGCTCAGGCAGACAACTTCTTCCGCTACATGATGGACAATTTCCCAACTGAGATTGTGGTCATGGGTGCTAAGACTGCTCTTACCAACTACGACTTGCCGTTGGACGCTACAAAGATGAAGAGCTTTGACGAGTTCCACAAGCGTTTTGGTAAGTATGTTTTGAAAGCGATGGAGAATTAAGACCTCGCCCATCGCCGGGCGGGGGCTCACCCAGGGCTTCCGCCCACCTTTTGGAGTGCCGGGCGGTGTTGTAAATACGCAACATCGTCCGGTTTCTTTTTGGTTGACAAACCCGGATCCTGGTGCTATAATATACACATACTAAGGAGAGCGACTAATGTCTACAAACATCGTTGATAAATTAACTACTGCACGGGTCGGTCTATTGCTCAAAGCACCGTTCTTTGGCAACATGGCAACTCGTATGCGTTTAGTCTGTGCTGACGACTGGTGCCCTACTGCGGCGACCAATGGCCGTGACTTTTATTACAACACAAAGTTCATCGAAAAACTTTCAGAGAAAAAACTAGAGTTCCTGTTTGGTCACGAGATCCTTCACTGCGTGTTTGATCACTTTGGCCGTGTAGGTAGCCGTGATCGTCAACTTTCTAACATCGCACAGGACTTTGCTGTAAACCAAATCCTTGTAGACGAGCGTATTGGTGAGAAGATCACTGAGGTTAAGATCTGTTATGATCCTAAGTTCCGTGGACTTGCTTGGGAAGAAATCTACGATATTCTGTATGAAAAAGCAGAGAAGATTCCTATGGATCAACTGATGAAAGAGTTGGGCGATCTGTTGGACGAGCACATTAAGGAACAAGAGGGTGCTGGCTCAGAAGATGACAAGACCAAAGACGGTAAGAGCAAGCCTAGCCTTAGCAAAGAAGAAGCAGAACGCATCAAGCAAGAGATCAAAGAAGCAATGATCCAAAGTGCCGCGGCCGCTGGTGCAGGCAAGACTCCTGCAGGCATTATGCGTATGATTAAGTCTATGACTGAGCCTAAGATGGACTGGCGTCAGTTGGTGCAACAAGAGATCCAAAGCATTGTTCGCAACGACTACTCCTTCCAGCGTGTTAATCGCAAGAGTATGCACTCAGGCGCAATCTTGCCAGGCATGAAAGAAGCAACTACCATTGACGTGGCTATTGCTGTTGACATGAGTGGTAGTATTGGTGAAGAAGATGCCAGCACATTCCTTTCGGAGATCAAAGGCATCATGGACCAATACGAGGACTTCAAGATCAACCTGTGGTGCTTTGACACAGAGATCTATAACCCACAAGAGATCACTCATGACAACTCACATGACTTGCTTGAGTATGAACCTCAAGGTGGCGGTGGCACAGACTTTGATGTCAACTTTACCTACATGGAAGAGAATGACATTCGCCCTAAGAAGTTCATTATGTTCACAGACGGCTATCCCTGTGGTAGTTGGGGTCCTGAGGACTACTGCGACACAATCTTTATCGTTAAGGGCAATACACAAGCAGAGGCGCCCTTTGGTCAAACGGTGATCTACGAAAAAGAGGCGGGCTAGGAGAGTGCCGGGGGGTGTGGCTAAAAAGCCACACTTCCACCAAAGGCCCCGCTGCTACACGTATGCACGTATATAGATTATGGTTGACAGATAGATAATTTGGCCTTATAATACATATACACAGACACAGAAAGGGGCGGTAAATGGAACTAGTAATTGCATTTGTCCTTGGGCTCATAGTAATGGACTTAATGTGGGCCTGGCGCTTGGGCATCCCTCAGATGCTTTGGGCACGTTGGAAGTATCGCAAAGTCCTTAAACAAATGTCAGAACAGGAGCAATCATGAAAGTATTCATCGCAGGTACAATCTTTGGTCTCGTAGTGGCTACCGTAGGATTATCGGGCATCGCTAAGATCTTCGATAATGGGGTTGCCAAAGTCCAGGAAGTATCTAAAGAAGCTGCGAAGTAATGCCTAGATACACGTTCTGGCGCAATTCTATAATCTGCGAAGTCTACGAACTTGAAGCAGGTTCAGAAGAGGAAGCACGTGAAAAGCTCATGAATGGAGAAGTGGACCCAATGACCGAAGAATGGGTTGATTGGGCCACTGACAACTTCGAGCTGGAAGACGTGGAAGATGAATTGGTAACATTCTTAAAATCAAAGGAAACAACATGACTTTTGGTATGATCGTTGAAGATCCCTTTTATGATGAAGATGGTGTACTCATTGACGAGGATGCTGATTGGGAAGATGTTGCAGACCCGGGCGACCTAGTCTACAACGAAGACATCGGCGAATGGTTGGACAAAGAGCTAGCTGCTCACGATCGCACCTACAGCCCATTCGATACAATCAACAGCTAACGTACATCATTTTGGTTGACAACTTGGCTTTTTGGTGTTAAACTATAGGCATAGTGAAAGGAGCCAGCTGTGAATCAAAATGAATTTGAATACCTGAAGCGAGCCGTTGATGCATTGGGATCGTCAGAGACAACTCCGATGGCCCGTGTCAAGATCTTAAGGACGATGGAGCAGATCGCCGGACGCTGTGCCGTGGTGATCGAGAGGGAGTTCCAAGACCGCGTAGATCAGAACTTGGCCAATGCACATTTGGTTGACCTTTTGAGAAAATGATTGTATAATTTTAACACTAACTTAAGGAGCGAATATGCCTAATTGGTGCAACAACAACTTGACGCTGGAGCATGATGATCCAGCAATGATTACCCGTGCTAAAGAAGCACTTGATCGTGGAGAGTTCCTGCAGGAGTTTATTCCTGTGCCCAAAGAACTCACAGAGACCATGGCAGGATCCTACGGGGATGATGCCAAACAAAAGGATCTGGAAGCACAGATGAAAGCCAATGTGGCCAAATATGGCTACAGCAACTGGTATGACTTCTGCGTGGGTGAATGGGGAACCAAATGGGATGTAGGCGGTGATGGACAAAGCGACATCCACCCAGACGGTAAGAGTCTATTCACTTCTTTTGATTCAGCATGGTCACCACCCGTGAATGCTTATCAGAAGTTGGAACAACTTGGCTTCCGTGTGAACGCAATGTTCTACGAATCCGGTATGGCATTTGCTGGTATTTACGAAGATGGCAACTGCGAGGACTTTAGCCTAGAAGGCATGAGTGCCGATGAGATCGAGCAGAACTATCCAGAGTTGGACGAAGCATTCTGCATCGCCGAGGCTATCCGTGAATTCCAGGAAGAGGACGAAGAGCTCACAGAGTGGATCAAGGATGGTGTTGAGCAGAACAAGAAACTAGGACTTGTTTCAGAATGATGCACATTGTTAAACTCGACAAGAGATACGATGGTTATGGAAGATTTAGCCATCGTGTCGAGTTTATCAGTTATGGCGCAGGTGCGAGGCTTACAGATCAAAAGAATTGGATTAAGTCTCGCAACTACTTGTGGACGCAATTCGGTCCGAGTGCCGAATTGCACCTAGCTCGCCCAGAGTTATTCGATGGGGTCCAACCAAAATGGGCCTGGGATGATTCTAAGAGTGCTATATATTTGAAAGACGAATCTTACACAATGTTCGTTTTGAAATGGGAGTCATGGCAAAATGCCTAGAGAGTTTAACTTCAGTTTTCACGTGGTCTGCGCCGGGGACGGCAAGGCAGACGTGGGCCGAGTCGAAGAAATGATCGATTTGGCCATGCAGGATCTGGTCTACGACGACGAGTTCATCGCCGCCTTGGACGAGAAGGACAGCGTTACTATTCAAGTAATTCCGCAATTTGGACAAACAAATGGTTGACAAACTTGAATAGTGATGCTACATTATTAACATGCCCAATAGGCATATCTTTAACACACACACTTTTTGGAGAACTTTAAAATGGCTACAGATAAGAAATTTGCGGTTGCTGGTGTTTCGACACTGGAAGGTAAGACCAAGCTTCGTTTCGCTAACGATGTTATGCGCATCAAGATCTTGGCAAAGAACGGTCACAAGGATGTTGAGCTCGTTGAGCTGCCATCAGAGATGACCAAGGCTGAGGCTGTACAACACCTCAAGAGCGTTGGTTTCGGCTCAGGCAATGCTGCTGTACAAGCTGCGATCGCCTACGCTGAGAAGAAGAATCCAGCCCCTAAAGCTGTTAAGACTACTGCCGCGAAGGCAGAGGCTGTTACCGCTTAAATCCGATTCGCTCCCGGTAGCGGTAACCTTGGGCCCTAGTATGCACACGTATACTAGGGCGTTTTTTTTGACTTCGGTTGACAACTGGATTAACTGATCATATAATAGTATTAACGAATTGGAGCACAGGAGCTTAAATACACACATGAGCAAATTAGAATACCTTGCAAGACCTCTGGTAGCATTCGATGCTTATAACAAAGATCATAGGCGCTACTACGCAGAGTTCCTAGAATACGGTGGATGGGGGCGATGTCCAGTTCGCTTTATTTGTCCCAGTGATTCCGGTTCAGATCTAACACTAATGATCAAGAACCACCTAACTGAATACTACATTGATCGCGAGTTTGGGGGCGGCAAACTGCAACAGCTCAAAAGCGAAGAACTCAGCGAAACCGCAGACGAAATGTATCGAAGAGCAGGGAAACTTCGTAAGGAAGCAGCCGCCCTGTTGAATCCCAGGAGAACCTAATGAGCGACCTTGATGTAACCATGATCATCCTTTACGGCCTTGGCCTACTTTCAGGCTGGTGGGCATCTAAGATCTTTCATCTGCACCTACTACGCAGCATCCTGAAGGATCTTGGGGTGAGTCAGCAGGATCTACTCGCACTCCTTAACCGATCAGAAGAAGAATCATCCGATGATCCCGAGCTGGATCAGATCGATATCAAAGTTGAGAAGCATAGTAACACACTCTATGCGTTTCGTAAAGACAACGATCAGTTCCTAGGGCAGGGCAACAGCAAGGAGCAGCTGATCGAAGCCATGGCGCAGCGTATGAAGAATGTAAGGTTGATCGTGGTTGAGGGCCGTGAATACATGGAGTCCAAAACGGTTGACACGACCGCGGTTTGAGCTTACAATTGAGTTATGAAAATTACAGAACTCCAGAACCTATACCGCGCAGGCCAGATCATCCGCAAGGCAGATCACGCAGACAAGTTGGACATCCAATTGGATCCCACAATGACTCGCGAGCTGTTTCGACAAGAAGTTGGCCGTGTTTACTTCATCGTAGTCAACGGTGAAATCAAGAAGATTGGCGGCTCACAGGCCAAGGGCGGACTCAAGGGAACCTTAGGGGCCTACTTCACTGGTTTTGCCAAGGGCATGAGCGCCAGGACCTATTGCGTATGGAACTTCATGCGCCAGCAGATCGATCAAGGGCACACGGTTGAGATCTATGTTACATTTGCTCCCCTGGTTGAAGCAACCATTCCAGGTCCCCTGGGACATGTAACCGTACACATTCCTGTAGACTATCATACCATTGAGAAGAGCTACGTGGATCACTTCGTGCTGGTCGAGAGCAAGCATCCTTACTTGAACATGCAGGAAAGTGCGGGCCGTTGGGAAGATACGGGGCTTTTAGAAGGCTATCACGGGCTTTGGGTTCCACAACAAGAAACCCTAGCAGCCTAAGGGTTATTCAAAAAAGTGGTTGACAACAGCCTCTAGATCGCATATAATACAAGCTCAACAAACAACTTAGGAGCGAAACATGGAAGCACAAGCACGTGAGTATTTTGTCCGTCGTCTTAACGAAGTAGCACAAGAAAAAGTGCAGGCCAAAGCAGTAGAACTTTACGGCGCAAGTGGCCGTCCAGAACAGCCTACTTGGGGCATGGTGTTTGAGGGCATTAAATCCGGCGAGATTACCCTTAAAGCAGACAAGGTGGACTATACGGGTCCTTACCTCAACCCTACGGACGTGGAGTGGCCTGCTATGGAAGCCAAAAAGGCAGAGCTGGAAGCATATCGCAAGTTGGTAGCCGCTGAGAAGCAACGGGCTATGGACGCTGTCTATTTGGACGAGAGCGCACAAGAAGCCCTTAAGGCTTTTGAAGCAATTTAAACAACAAAAGCCCTACACTCCGTAGGGCTTTTTCTTGACCTTTTGGCACTTTGGACATATAATACACTTACACAGAAGGAGAAGTGTATGAGAGTAGAAGTCAAAAGCCTATACAGAGTTCAATGCACAGAGTATGAAAGAGGCTATGGTCAAAGGGACATGGGTGTGGTGTTCTTTGACACAGAAGAAGAAGCCAAGCAGTTCTGCCTAGAATACGCCTCGGGTGATAGCGAATGCTACTTCCGAGCAAGCTACGAAAAGATCAACTAATTCTAGAAAGCCTAAAATGAAAAGCAAAGACACACAGATCTACAAGAACATTGGCTCTATCCAGGCAGTACAGGGTGACGAAGGCCGCTACTACTTCTACACTCACTTTGCTACAGGTAACACCTGCGACGAAGACACTATCAAAGGTGCCAAAGAGATGTTGGATTGGGAAGAAAAGAACCATCAAGAAGTACAGGCTGCGATCCGTGTGCTTCAGGGTCGAGGTTACAGAGTATTCAAAGAGGTTTGTTAATGGGATGGGTAGTCTACGATGCTCGTACGGGGCACATGCAAAAGTATTACAAGCTGGCCCGTACAGCCAAGAGTATCGTCACGCAGCACAACACAGAACGAATCTATGAGGACTGGATCTATCGTCCTCAGAGCACTTGGGCCTGCTGCTCCTATGCAGACTACGAAGGGATCTTAATGGGTCTGCGTGGGGAAGCGTTTAAGATGTGGCAGTTTGTTAAGAATAACCCGCAGAGCTAAAGGGTCTTTCTTTTTGGTTGACCTTTGGGCCTTTTGGTGCTATACTATAGGTATAGTAAGGAGCGTGAAATGATAACAGAAAAACAACGTGTTGTAAATGCCCTAAAGGGTTGGCAGTTCATCCGTGGAACCCATGGTTGCTTGTATGATCGTGGCTCAGCAGATTCCTACTACGGCCGTCCACGTCAACCTCACTACGGTGGAGTGGGAGGCGATTCCGGCCGCCGAGTCTCGGTCAACGATGCTGCATCCGTGGCCGAATACTTGGCAGGCTACGACTACAACGAGCGTTATGGAGACAAAAAGAACTATGATTAATCATGGCCTACAATGGCTGGGCACAGCCGCTCTGATCTCTATGTATATTGTGATGAGCTTCTTTCCTGAGCGATATCCGCTGAATATCCTCTTAGGATTACTGGGAGGTCTATGCTATTTTGCGTGGTCGTATCGTGTGGCAAATAAGCCACAGATGATCGTTAACTTCGCAGGAATAGCCGTGTGTGCCGCAGGGTTATTTCGTTATTTTGATTGACACTCAGGCACTTTGGCTATACAATTAACACATACGCTAAACAACTAGGAGCAGAAAATGGTTACACAAGCACAGGCAATGTTTGTATTTGTAGTAGGACTACTAATCACAATGTTGGGCACAGGTGGTGTAGAAGCCAGCATCTCTAACCTAGAACTTCTACAAGGTCTAGCAGTGGCCATCACTGGCCTAGGCTGTATGGGCTGTGGTGTGCTCATGCTTAGGCAAGCCGAGGACTAATATGGAAGCCCTAGTTGAAACAACTGGGGGCCAGTTCCCCGCGCACACATATCTACTAGACGGTACTACCCTAGTAGCCTATGTAAAGGTCAACGAAACTACGCCCGTCTATTTCAAAAGCGGTATCAAGGGCTTTGATAAGCGTGGTAGGCAGTTCGTTAAGGGTAACATCAACTTATTCAAAGTAAAGGCAACTAATGACACAAGATCTGTCCAAGGCTCAAAAGGCCAAGTCTACTCAGTCAACGACGCAGAGAAAACCTGTACCTGTCCAGGATTTACATTTAGAGGTACCTGCAAACACTTGGGCTAACATGATAAAGGTATTGATGCAATGAGCATACAACTACACGGACTGACCCGCCAGCAGTATCAGATCGCTGACATGATCTGGAGCTGTGAATCACAAGAGGATGTTCAACGCTTGATCAATAACCTGCCCGCAGAGTATAAGAAGGACGCTGTGGTCATACACGATCTAATGATAGCAGCAGTCATGGACCAACATATGGAGATCACTGAAGATGTTCGTGCGCTTATTCATAGTATTGCTAGCCGCTAGCTTAACAGCCTGCACAGCCTTTAGGGATCCACGTGATGCTGCGTGGGATCCTAGGCAGGATCAAGGTCGTTACCTTCACGAACAGATTCCAAATTGGCAGCATGAAGCCCTCAGAGTCTGTGGTGGTGGTGACCGAGTGAGGAGACCTGGTATGACCGATCGGTGTTGATGGTCGGTCGGTGGTCGGTGGTCGGTGGTGAGGGGTAACATATGTTAGTAAGTACTAACAAGCTAGTAAGGGGTAGCAAATCACCACCCTGAAAAGAAAAGTACTGCCCTTAAAAATTTTGCGCGGCCAATTTTTTCCCCTGTAGACCCATTTTGCTGTAAATACACTCATGAAAGATCAAATTGAACGTAACGGGCGACTCTATGAGTACTCAGCCACTGACGATTGTTGGTATCCTGTGCCCACTGAAGACCAGTATGATTTTCAACGTTTTGTTATTTTTATCAGCACAATTCTAGTTATTTGTTATCTAGCCTATGCAACACTCACATAATTATATTGGCCCACATTGGCGTAGTAGTCTGCCATTTTACCCATGGACCATACTTGCTCGTAGGCCCGAATTTGTCGCTGATCCCTTGTTGAATCAAAAGAGCTCATGGGAGTTCAAGCCCGATCCTGTTATACATCCTAAACTATGATAGAATACGCTGTACTCACACGGGATCCTGATTTTTTGAAGTTTGCGGAATTTATACAAGCACACAATCTCAGCCACGAAATACATCTTAATCGTACTCGTGTACACCTAGTTGAAAACTCTAGTCTACACCTAGAGTTTTTATTGAGATTTCCCAGTGCTTTTCCCATAACCACTTTCACGGAGTCGCTATGACTGAACCTAGAATAATACCTAATTTATTAGGCCCCAGCACATTTGAATATGCACAATCACGTTTTACGGATCTAGGCATACACTGGTACTACATGCCCGTGACCAGCTGTGAAAAAGATCAAATGCAGTATGCAGGCAGCTTTAGTCATTTGATCTATAAAAATGGAGAACCCATTAGTCCCTTATGGGATCTTAGTCTACAGATACTCTTAGCTGCCTGTGATCATCACGGTGAACGACTAGCAGAAATTGCTCGTGTTAGACTGGGCTTTTGTACTCGTACACCCTATGCTGTGGAGCATACACCGCATCAAGATTTTCAAGGACCGCATCGTACGGGCATATATTACCCTATTACCGCTGACGGCCCTACTACTATCTACGCAGAGAAAACAGAACAACTTGATGGTGCGTATACTCTGTTGGCTAGTCAACAGCCTAGGGCTAACCTTTGGATGGACTTTGACGGCGAACATTTTCACAGCAGCACTACTCCCGTAGATCACGAAAATCGCTTGGTTTTGACCCTAAACTACAGAATACAAGAATAATGTCGTAAATACAAGATATGCTTCTAGTGTATCTTGAACCTTTTGTTCGTGAGCAAGAGGACCTACTACAATCCTGGCGGGATCTAGTACACTATTGGCCTCGTAGTTATGCGCACACAGATGCTTATAACTCTGCTATACCTACAGATTGGTGGCTCTTGTTTAGGGATGCTCGTTACTCTAGTATATGGTTGATCAAATACCCTGAACACTCAAGAATTATGCTGACCTTATTCGACTAAAAAATCTTGCGCTTGGCGCTTCGCGCTAAAAAATTGCGCTGCGGCTTCGCCGATCTTGATAAATATTCGAAACAGGAGCAATCATGCCACAGGCCTATAAAATCATGGCACGTAACACTAGAACAGGTGTCAGAATACAAAAACAATTTCTAGATGGAGCCACCGTCACAAACTATGATATGGCTCTAGAACACGCTCAAGATCTAGCTCAGCGTCAAAGTTCACGCAGTCGCGAAACTTGGGTGGGCGAAGTAGAAATCTACACCGTGGGCAACAAGCCCGGTCAGTGATACATATAGTTCACTGAATCTTCATTTTCCCTAAATGTCTCGGCCCCGTTTTTATGATGAAAACGTCGGGCCATTTCTGTCTTTGGACTTAGAGTAACAAAGGTCTTGACTTCGGGGCTGTTTTCTTTGATGTCTGCCTGTGCTTGTGTGATCAACTCACGACCTGCACCTGCGGCATAGCTCCAAATGGTATAGAACACAGCAGTGGTAGAGTTTACTGCTAGATTGGCTAGATCATCAACATTCTTAGGAATGTCTGCTAGAAACTTAACACAGGTCACAGCCAAAGGACGGTTTTCTTCATCTTTGAGTACATAGACCTTGCCGTGTTCGTCAACTCGAAAGTCCGCAGGAATTTCTGGACGCACAGGATCGTCTTTGAGTAGGCTCAATAGTTCTTCGTTGATGGTGGTGATTTTTTCTAGCATGATGTTAATGATTATATAACATTACTTATCATCTTGTCAATAAAACTAGCAGATAATGTTTTACCAGATAAGTATGCTTATGACAGAACCGAGATTATTCATTACCGGCGATAGCTTTGCCATATTTCCCAAAGATCCTGATCCAGTGAAAAATTGGGGACTGCTCTTAGCTGACCTGTTGGGTCAGGAATTAGGACAGACCCTACAGGTGGTCAATAACAGCCTTATGGGCTGTGCTCAAGATTGGAATTGGCTGAGTCTTCAAAATTGGTACGAACATACAATCACAGAACATGACTATGTGGTCATAGCTCTAACTCATCCTAGCCGTCAGTGGTTCTTTGAAAACAGCCCTGAAATTGCCAATGCTAATCTAATTGATCTAGATCGTTGGGTCACTCGAGAGCAGGCCAAGACCGTAGAGCTGTTTATCAAATACATGCAACGTCCTAGTTTAGATCTAATAGCAGTTCAAAATCGTTTGGCCTATTTGGCCTATATGACTAGACTTAAGGGTCTAAGGCCGCCTGTGATTATGAAATGTTTTACACAGGAATTTGGACAGGCCAATACGTGGCCAGATCTTAAGATTGCTCAGGGTGATCTAATGAACATACAACGTTATGAGTTTGAGGACATAGACATAGATATTCGTTCGGATTTTTGGAAAGGACTAGACAGCAGGTACAATCATCTGTGTAGATCCAATCACACCATCCTAGCTCAAAAGGTCTTTGACACCCTAACCAAAGGCGCAGAGTTAGATCTTACCACAGGGTTTATTCAAGGTCTGCTTAAAAACAATACTCTTGATGACCTAGACTTTGTTCAACGAGAATTGGATTATCCTACGTTTCTAAAAAATCGTGAAAAGCTCAAAAAGAGCCGTGGTCCAATACTGCCGTGGAAAACCAGAGTTAATATCCAAACCGGACAGGATGATGCTTGACACCTGCTGTTAATCTTAGTATAATACATAGACAAGGAGACCACAATGTTTGATTCAATTACAACTTATCGTTCAGCTGAAGCTATCAATAGTGCCATGGCCAGTGTTTATAAACACATGGGTCTAGCAGTATTGACCAGTATGATCGTTTCATTGTTTGTAGGAACCAATCCTGCACTATTGGCCTTTTTCTTTACAGGCTTTATAAAATGGATTGTTATATTTGCACCGCTGGTAGCTATTATTGCTCTTAGTATGAATATGGATTCTATGAGCAAGGGCACAGCACAACTAGCTCTACATGGCTTTGCCGCGCTAATGGGCTTGAGCTTTGCTACTATCTTTGCTGTCTACACTATGGGCAGTATTTTTTCAGCTTTTATGAGTGCCGCAGTATTGTTTGGCGTTATGAGCTTTTATGGTTATTTTACCAAGAAGAGTTTAGATAGCCTAGGCCAGTTTATGTTCATAGGCCTAATTGCCATTATCATTGCTAGTCTAATCAATATCTTTATTGGCAGCACCTTAATGCAAATGGTTATTTCGGCTATTGCTGTTATTATCTTTCTAGGCCTTACTGCCTACGACACACAAAAGATTCGAGAAATGGTCAGCTATGATACAGCGGAAGGCAATGCTGAAATTGTTGGCGCACTAACTCTGTATCTTGATTTTATTAATCTTTTCCTAAATCTTCTACAACTATTTGGCGGTAGAAAAGATTGAACGAATATGTTTTATTCCCTACAATAGTTAGGGAATACGATTTCAGCAAGGACCCAGATTTTCATGTCCTTGCTGATTTTGTTTCTAAACAAAAAACAGAACCACATAGACTAGTAGGCTGGGCAGAAAGCAGTTACGGTGTAGGCCGTAGTCTTTTTGATAATTTTATTCTCAAAGGCATACGACAAAAACTACAGGCCGCTGTTGATGCATATATCATTGAACTTGGTATAGCACCAGTTAAAATAACCAATAGTTGGTTTAATAAACTAGGTCAACATCAACGTGTAGAAACTCATAGACATGAATTAAGTGTTGTGTCAGGAGCATTCTATGTTCATGCAGATCCCGGTAGTGTGGGACTAAAATTATTCAGTCCTTTGGCACAACTTCGTATGTACGAACAGATTGTAAATCACAATGCTGTTAATGCTAATTTTATTGAAATGGAATGTTGTACAGGTCAGCTAATTTTATTTCCTAGCTGGATAGAACACGGAACCGATAATAATCAAACCGATAGTAGAATTACGGTTAGTTTTAATACAGAATATTGTTAGTCTGTTCTAGACTAAGTTCTTGATCTTCTAATTCACGAATCTTTTCAGTAATCTCGTCAATAAGACCTAGGTTACGTAGAATCTTAAAAACTAGATTTTCCACAGACCATTCTCCGGCACGCTCAAGTCCGGCCTTTCTCATAGTAGTAATTTTTTCTTTTACTGCTCTAAGTTTTTCTAGATCCTTAGAAACCATCGCTTCTTCAATGGCTTTCATTATACCATCTTTCTTTGCTTCCACGGCAGCATCGTCTACTTCCGGCTTGACCTTCTTTGGTTCTACCAGCCATTGACCTTTAGCTATGCTATACACTCCTGTGCTGTGGTGCGGCTCATCTTCTCCTTGAACATAACATTCAACTGGAAGACCTTTGATAGTGATAGTGTGTTGTTCTGCCCAAAGTGCCTTTTTGGCGCTGTATAATTCTCGTTCGTCGTCCGTTGGAGAACCTTTGACAATGACATGAAGATCTAGGTCAGAATGTTTAGTCCAGGTATAATTTGCATTAGATCCTGTTATGGTATAATCAACAATATCTAGATCCACTCCAACAAAATCTACAAAGGCTTTGGCAATGTCCATTAGTTTGGCTTCAACTTCTAGATCTAATGAATCACCGTCCCATATTCTAGGATTTAATCTTTTATTGACCGTAACAACAGAAGATGCTGTAAACTCACGTAACTTCATTTAAACTCCAAATCGATTACGTTTTTTTGTTGCAACAGGACTGCTCTTATTGACGTCTTTGGTTTCATGACTACCTGTTGATGTAATTTGTTTTTTAGCACTAGAACTTAAACCAATTTGATTTAATGCATCATCAATAATATCTTTGGTTGTGTTAGTATAACTAATAACAATAGCGTTTTCACCCCAAGGACTTTTTGCTTGAAACGTATCTCTTTTAATAACGTCGTCTTTGGCTTTATTTGCTCGAGCATTTGCTAAAGCAACACCAAATCGGTATTGCTTATATGGGTCTTGATTAGGTAGAGCAGGAATAACAAATGCGCTTGGAATCGCTTCCGCGACATCGTCTTCCATGCCATTCTCTCTAGACTCTTGAATAAATTCTTTAGCTCTCATTAGCAGTTCCAACGTCTACGTGCTTTACAGATTGCCTTATCTGGAGTTTTCGAACAATCAATGTGATGCATTTTCTTTTGACCGGCTGATCTTGAGCAATAGCTCTTACGACGTTTGCTGGCCTTAGAACCTTTTTTAAGTTTACTTGGTTTGGTAGTTACAGCAGTTTTTAATTTGCTGCCTGGATGTTCTCTACGATAAGCATTAACAGCTTTTTTGCTCATGCCATCGGTTTTGTCTTTCTTGTTGACTTTTTGCCAATCTTCTAATACAGGTTGTGTAACTGCAAACACATATAATTCGTCATCAGTTAGAGATTCTAAATCTTCCCATACTAGATCAACATCAACTTGATTATGTTCTGCAATTCTAGAAATGATAGATTCGATTAAATCAAATTCTTGTTCTAGACTTTCATTTTTAGGTTTTTTGCCTTGCTTTTTCATATTGACAGCAATAGCTGCCTGTTGTGCCGGGCTACCTGCTTCATCGACACTTTCGTTAGGAACGCAATTATTAACACGAACACCACCTTTAATTTTGGTGCCCTCTTTGTGCTTGCCTTTCCAACATTTAGCGTCTAAACGTTGTTTTATAGCTTCTGTAATAAATTCTTGTGCTCGCATAGTGTAAATCCGATTAATACACTATTTAGCCCATCTTAGGTGATACTCTACTTCTATTTTAGAATCGTAAAATTCTACTACAAGTGCAAGATTTTCAGCTATTTTTTCAACAACTAATTGACACTTTGTTTTGGGCTGAGCTAAAATCCATTCTAAATGATCTACACCAATCAGCTTTTGTATTTTAGGCCAATCTATATCAATGTTGCCAACAACTTCAATATCTGGGGACGACCACTCTGCTAGAGTAACTTTAGTATGTTTCATCTTCAGAGCTCATCGAATTTAAAATCTCACGCAATTTTGTAGATTCGACATTAGCTCTTACTTTACCCAAACTTGCACCTTGTGTAGGATCTGTAATAACTCCATCACTATCTACGTTCTTTGGTGCTTGTACGGTTGTTCTTGATTTGATAGATTCGATAATACTAGAACTTCCTCTACTTGCCCCTGCGTGTTCTTGTTCGTCTTCTGGTAGATCAGAAATCTTTAAACTTTCTAGATTAAATTCTAAATCTACCTTCATACCAACACCGCTAGAACTACGTGTTTTCATAAGTTGAATTTGATAGCGTCCACGTTCACGCATAGCACGTGATGTAAAAATACCAAACACATTATCTGCGGTTTGAATTTTACTTAAACCACCTGAAATATGTGAATGATCAAATTCTACTTCTTCAACAGCGCCACGATTCAACTGACTCGCAGTTACAAGTATACAATTCTTTTCTACTGCTAGATTACGCAATTCTTCCGATACATATTTGTCTTTAATAAACAAATCTGCTGGACTAATTTTCTTACTCATAGGCATTAATAAGTCTAGATAGTCAACTAACAATACATCAACTTTTCTGCCTGTTTTAATTTCAAATTCTTTTAGATATGCTCTCAGATCGTTTGCAGTTTTACCAGAAGGCATATATTTGATTTGCAATGCTCCAGATTTCTTTCCAATGATCTTAACTTTCATTTCAACATCGTCAAGATCTTTAAAAATTTCTTTTGTTGGAATTCCAGTTGTCATTGCATCAATACGCATAGCAACTAAATCTTCCGAAAGTTCTAATGTTAGGTACACGACGTTAAGTCCTTGCAAACACCAATTAACACCTAAGTTTGCCAAGAACAAAGATTTACCTGCACCCGAACCACCGGCAAAAATATTCAACTCTCCGCGGTTCATTCCACCAAACAATTTACGATCAAGACTTGGCCAACCTGTGCTAATTTGTCCGTTCTTATCTTTAATTTTTAATAAACGAGCTCTCGGGTCTGCAAAATAATCAGTGCCCATATCTTTAGTTAAAGATATTTGAACTGCTTCTTTAATCTTCGTTTCAACCTGACCGTAGTCTTTCTTTTCTAATAAATCTGCTGAGTCAATGATTGCACGTTCAAGCGCCTTGTGCCTAGTAAAAGACTCGAATTCATCCATTAGCCATTCGTTGTGACCTTCTTTTATATCTTCAGGTTTTTTAAGATCTATCCTGCAACTTGCATTAACCATTTCATAGTCAGGCAATACAGCATATTCTTTTGCATACACATTGATAAATTCTGCTGCATCTTGTAACTTTCGATCAAACAATGTGTGATCAAAGATACCTTGACAACGAACAAATACTTCTGCATCTGCAAGCATCAACTCGAGATATAATTTTTGTACTTCGTAATCGTATGTTTTTATCATCTTATAATTTTATAATCTACAACAATGCATCGTCTCGGTGTTGACTTTACCGGATATACACCATGTAAGACACTTCCTGTCATTAAAATACAACGCCCTTCTTTAGGCATTAATGTTTTATAAATCGTTTCCTCACCACCTGCTATTACAGCAAAAATAGAACCCCACGCTGATTCTTTTGGCGGATCTTGCGGTTTATAATGATATAAATTATCAAGATAAATGACCTGCGTAACACAATCGCTATCATGATTATGCATACTTTGCCATCCGTTTTCTTGATAGTCCATATACCACGCAATAGTTGGCTGAATATTTAAATTCAACTCGTGATCAAATAATGTCTTTTTAGTCCATTCAAAAAGTTTTTCCTGAATGTTTTGCCAATTATTATGTGGTTTAAAATTGCCTGAAAATTGCCTATGATAAAATGTTTCTGATAATTTATTATCGCACCAAAGTGGATACTGCCTGGCATTGACTGCTACGGTTTCTTTGCTATATTCTTTTGTTTCATCTAAATCTGTTGTTAATACAAATAGTTCTTTGTAATTGGGATAAAATGAATCAACAAGCCATTGTGTTCCACTAACATATTTCATAACTTTATTATACACGAACCTCTATGTGTTTTACAACCCCAAGGTTAGCATTCCAGACTCGTTGCTTGGTATGATATAATACAGCACCGATACTACTACTAGGATCACCAGGTTGTGGCAGGCTCCAAATATAGTTAAACTTTGGCTCTACTACTGATTTATTTGTTTTACTATTCATCGCGCAACCGCCCATGTATACTAGACAATCAGTACCTGTTAGATCTTTGGCTTTTTTCATAACCATATCAACTTGTTCAGTAAACACTTCTTGAACAGCGGCAGCTATGTGATATTTGTTTTCTTCTGTAACTTCAAACGGCCAATCCCAAATACCTTTATGCATGTTTTTATATGCAGTTACTAAAGTTCCCATATATTCTTTTACAGCAAAATAATATTTGTTAGGATCTCCCTTATCGGAATCTTGTTGTAATAAAAATTCATCTTGAACCGGTTTGTAACCAATAAGTTCTGTGAATGCAGAATAAAATAATCCTAGGCTATTAGGATAATCTTTATGCCAAACTTTTTTAATTTCTCCGTGCTTACCTTCCCAGATACTAGCACATTCCCACTCACCTATAGCATCAAGGACTACAATTGCACAATGATTAAAGGGACTGGTATAATATCCGGCAGCAGCATGGCTAGCATGATGTGGGGTATAATGAATCTTTGCATAGTCGGCTCTAATTTGTCTAATATAATTTGATGGTAATGCAGAAAAATCAAACACTCTATTCCATTGACCTGCATAGGCCTGGCGTGTTTTCTTAACCCAGGGGCGTTCATACCAAAAAATATTATCCGGAGTCCCTACATCAAGAGCCTTCCTGATAGTGCTACTTTCTAGTGTATCAGATTTATCGAATGTGTTCGAAACAAATTCGTTATTTTTAAACACGGCTAGACTCGAGCCGTGATTGAGTGCGTTAATTCCCCAATTAATCATTTGTAGATAAACGGATCACGTTTTCTCAGTTCAGCAAGACGTTTTTTCCATGCCTTGTGTTCTTGATATTTCCTCCAGGGAAATGTAATAAAATCAATTATTGTTTTCAGCATTTTTTAATATCTCTAATTTAGTTTGAAGGTTACGTTTAGCAATTTCAATTTTAATAGGACCTTCTTGTGCTGTTTTAATAGCATCGACAATGACAAATAATTTTCCATATTTTTGTACTGCATCGGCAGTATCTTTTACATCATTGTCCCACGTTGGAAAAGCTACCTTCCATCCTAATTCTTTGGCCTGTTCTATCAAAATTAAACCTGCTTTGTCTTGGTCAGGAATCACAATAACTTCCTTGCCTAGACTATTAATTATCCTACTTTGTTGTTCAGAAACTTCATTAGTGAGAAGTGCAACACCGCCTACAGCTAATGCATCAAATGGTCCTTCGCATACAAATACATATTTGTGATCTTCAGATTGTTCGTCAACATTAAAGACAAAAAACGGATGTTGATCTGATAGATATTTTGGTTTTCCGTCGGTGACTTTTCTGGCAGTATTGCCAACGATTTTTCCTTGATAGAAAAACGGAATAATGACTCGAGTTTCGTAACCGGCAGCAGGACTCCAATAAAAATGATTATCTAATGGATCAAATCCTCTCAAAGATATGTATTCTATAACAGGATCTAACCAAAGAGCAGTCATGTCGTCATACATGTCAAGCCATTTGGCTATTGGCATTGCGCCTTCTGGAAGCTCTTTTTCTGTAAAGTCTACTTTAGGTTGGTATTGTTCAGGCTTGTACTCTTCGCTTTCTGTTTTAAGAGCTTCAAAGATCATTTCTTTAACTATATCATCGCTGGCGCCCATCCATCGAACCAACGTTTTCATTTTTTCGCCAATTGGACTTCCTGGTTGCCATCCGGTGGTAAATTTGCAGTTAAAGCAGTTATAGACTATTCCGTTACCGTCGAAGCGAACGCCTGCCCGTTTACGAGTATCCGGACTATGTCCGCGATGCTGGCAACAAGGTGCGTTGAAACTGAGCCAACCAGAAGGGCTCGGTTTAGTTTTAACAGGAAGCAATCTACGAAATAAGTCTACGACCATAGTCATAAACTTATTATACTATCTGTATAGTATCTTGTCAAATGTTCCTGTATTAGGAATTGCCGGTTTGTGTTTGACTCTTAACCATTTCCATTTTCCTTCAATATTTGAATAGGAAAGATTATTAGTGGTAAAGGTCAGTGTGTCCAATGTGGTCCAGGATGTTGGAGTTCCACCTTCAAACATACTACCTTCTATAGTAACTTCGCCGGAATAATTGGTCATATAAAAAGCAAAGGTATGTGTGCTTTTTGATGTTGATAATTCATAACTAGCGTCAATTAAACTGCTATAATAAATTGGATTTCCGGTGTCACCTGTTACGCTAGGCTGTAATAATAAAAACTTTGTTATTTCAATACTATCTAACGGATCGCCTTGGGCATCTCCTTTAATCTCAATAACAGCTTCGGTGCCGTATTGGCTATCAATGTATACCGGAGTTTTTTTGGCAACGTATTTGGTTGTATCTGCACTATCTAAAGTACGTTCTTCTTTATAGATGCTATATTGATAAAAACCAGGTCGTAAATCATAAAGTTCGCTGGCGGTTAACTCGACATTGAGTTTACCAGACGACAGCGTAACTACGGTACAATCTTTGGATAATACAAGTTCTCGATTTTCACGATTAACAAGATTAAAAACAAATGAATAGTTTTTGTTTGTTAAATCAATTGCTTTTTCGTCTGAATTTCTAACCTGTATATCTATAGGATTATCAATACCGCGATAAATTTTTATATTTCTATTATACACTCTACGATACCTCTCTGTTGTCCAAGATCCGGGAACATTTGTATAGACATCGATTCTATTTGGATATAAATAAACTGGATTTAGTTGCATACACTAGTGAGCCCTTTAGCATATTTAGTATGAGAATAACAGAAAATTTACAACAAAACTTTCCTTTTATAAGTGTTATAAACCACGTAAATCAAGAATACGTGGGTATTATCATTAATCAGGATGCGCAGGTAACCAGCTTTTACGATTACGTAGCATTACGGAGCGAAGAAGAAAAATCTAAGTTTTTAGAGCTTGGAGAAGCATGGTGGTGGGAATCAAATAGACAAATTCCTATCAACATATTCCTAGCTAAAGAAATACAGGTATTTAGATACGCTATTAAAAATTTTGCAACTAAAGATGTAAGGGTAATGTTTGGACCGTGTACTAGTTTAAATGATATTATCACAAAAAGAATTAAGCGTAAATCAATTACACTAGTTAGGCGAAGTACTTAACTAAATCCGTAACTAACACCTTCGCAGATTAGATTCATCTGAACAACAATAGCCATGGCATATGCTGTAGCATGGCTTTTCTTAAAATAGTATTCGTCATTCTCCGGTTTCGTCCATACTTCCGTCATCACCGTAGTCCAATCTTTGCCAATCAGATAACGTTTCGCTGGGCGTATCATTGCTAGAATGGCCGCCAGTTGTTCCACACTCTTTGGCTTCATTTGTCTTAATATAGAACCATGCCCGTTTACGTGAAAGAGTAAGTTGACGAAATCGTCTTGCTCTAAAAGATCCCATAGTGGCTCCGTATTCATTAGTTGGATAAGATGTTCTTCATTACGTACACCTTTGTATATGTGAACATTTAAAAAATCTATCTTAAAATAACCTAAATCCTCTGCCTGATCGTAAGGAATAGAACAAAGTCCAGAAACGGCATCAACAGGAACATCGTGTAGGTATATTCCTGTATTATGTTTGACTAATTTAGTATCTTCAAGTCTACTTGCAGATGTAGTCTTAAAAAATTTAAGAGCCTCGTCTCTGTTAACAAAGTCTATATCGATATCTGGCATTACTGCAACCTAGTGCTTTCAAATAATAATAAAGGTAGTGTGTCTGCTAAGAATTGTGCATATTCTTCGGCATCTTCTTCGTCGTCAAACCCGCTAAATTTAACATAAACATCGGGCGAATCAGAACCAACCACTACCTCAATATCAATGTCATCCCTTGAAATAAATTCCTCGTTTTCTTTAAGTTCTTCTTCTACTATCTCTTCTTTTTGTCGTTTTGGCATTATTGTATCTTCGCCTCCTTGATGACATCTTTAACTAATTCAATATCGGCGGGCAGTGATTTAAAACGTCTAAGCCAGAACTGAGGATCAATAACTGGACCAACTATTTCTAACTGCTCGTCGTTCATGCGTGTAAGCATGTCTTTACCAGACTTGCTATTTAACAATATCCATGGACTAATTAATCCTTCTCGAATATCGTGAGCAGCTCTATTTAAATTAACAAATGCAAAATAATGTTCCCACGGAGCATTGTTTTTTTCACCCCAATCCATCATAGTTGATATAGTTCTTTGAATTGCTCCGTCTGCAGGTTCTTTCTTAATCATCTCGGTGATATAAGTTTCGTACAATTCATCTCTACACCAGTGGTCTAATTTCACCCCACTTCGTAAAACGTAGTCTATAAACATTTCCGGATAAATGGGGGCGGTGTTAACTAAAAAACTTCCAAATTTTACAAATGCTGTGTAATAAGGACTTGATGCAAATTCGTCAAAGGTTTTTTGAACTTTTCCTTTGCTAGACAATTCATAAAATTTCTGAAATGTTAAAAGTCCTGCCTGAACATGTTTTTCATTTTTGGCTAGGTATCGACGTTTTTGTTCACAAATATGCACGGTCAAAGTTTTTTCTTTGACAAATTCCTTACCGCAATGCTCGCATTTAAAATTTGATTGCATTGATTTCTTTTTTATCCCAACCAAGTGACGCACAATATTCCTTAATTTCTTTATCGGTAGATATCATGGCAAGAGTCTCGACATCCGACCATTTCATGTTTGGAAATAAATTTGCTAAAAACTCTTCTTTTTTGTTTTTCTCACGTTTTAAAGGAAGCCATTCGTGAAAATATGTTTTCTTAGTTTCGTGAGAGCATAAACACAAAGACTGCCATAAAAGTTTAGGATGTTTTTGTATTCCTGCCCAATTCTTGTTATAAAATTCATTTACGGTTAATACAAAATGTTCTTGTAATTCTCGATTACTCGATTTTACATTACTAATATAACGTGTAAGATTCCACAAGTCGCCTTTGATTTCTTTACGACCATCTTCTGTAGCAGCATCCCAAAGTTCTTTTAATCCCATGTCCACTGCTGGGATCATATCTTTAAAAAGGTCTACGTGTTTATTCTTGCCCATTATTTTTACTCAGGTAATACAACATTTTAACACGATTAAGCGCCTCGTGTAAAGCAGGATTAGTCTTCGCGGCCTGCCGAATATTGTACCAAAGTTGATTTTCTAAAATGCTTTCTCTTGAAGCACCGCGAACTCTTGACGGATTATCTTCGGGTATCCAGTCCCACCCTATTGGCATTCTTTCTTCAACCGGTGCACCTTTTTCTCGAGCATATACAACACCTTCTTGGCGTTCATAGATATACTCGGCACCTGGTTTAAGACTGCCCATGATTATATCCCACCGTTTCTCTTTCAATGTCGTCATGATCAAATTCTGCCCAATACAATTCAAATGCTACCGTATCTTCAAGGGCTTCAAATTGATGATATTCGCCAGGCATCACTTTAGTAAAATCGCCTGCTTCTAAGATAGTCTCATCGACAAGATCGTAGTTGTTTTTCCAAACACGAATAATAAGTTTACCTGATTCAACAAAAAATCCATTCCACTTATATTTGTGTTTATGCTTTGAACAGACGCCGCCTTTCCGGGCTTCAATACGGTGAAACTCTAATACACCATTGGCTTCAAGGAGTTCTGTTTGACCCCACACTTTACCTGCTTTCATCATAATCCTTTTAAATGACCTTATCGAGTTGAAGTATCTCGCATTGTCTACTTACTTCTTTAACAAAAAATGCACACGGAGGATTATCTCCGTCGTGCAATGGAACCGTGAGCATATGTCCGTTTTTCATTTTAGGAAAATACCAACGAACATCTTGATAGATATTAATAATTTCAATAGGAAAATATTCTGCCTTAAATCCTTTAATAGGATTAAAAATAAGAGCATCAAATCCCCGTTCATTGATGCTAGTTAACGGCAATACTTCTGGATCTAATCCGCAGTCTTTATCCCCTACTACCATACACCAATCCAAAGGCATTTGTACTTCATACCCGCCAATGTTTAATAAAATGGCTGGGCTATTAAATGACTCTAAAAATATTAGAGGCATAAAATAAAAATCTGGTTCGCTAGGGTTAGAATTATCTAATACACTAAATCTCGTATCTTCATCTACCTCTTCTGGTAAATCATTTAAATCAAATGATTTATTGTTTAATGTTAAAATTCTCATGTTGTTACCTTTGTAATTGTGAAAGGATATTTTGCTTCTTTATAATATTTTTTCCTTTCAGTTAAATGCCGTTTGGCATATTTGCATGTAGAGGTAATATCCCAAATCTCTACATGGTCTTTGTCTTCTGCTTTTCTAATGCCTCGTCCAATAGATTGGATAACGCGGACAAAGCTCTTTCCGGGCTCAATAAGAACCAGATTAAAAATCCTTGGAATATTAATACCCACAGCGGCCACACCGTAAGTCGCCACAATAATCTTGTCATCACTTGTTTTAACATCATCGTATTCTTCTTTCCTGTCATCTAATTTAACAGAGCCGTTGATAAAGACCGCACCGGGTAGTAGGTTAATTAACTTGTCTCCTGTGTCAATCCTGTTGACTAAGACAAGTGTATTTCCTGAAGTGGAAATATCTTTAACCTTATTTGCAATCCAACTAATTCTAGTAGGATCGGTAACTAACCATGAATATTCTTCGGCGTAACTTCTGAATACTTCTATGTTGTTAGTTTGTAAAATATTAATATTGAGTTGAGCAAGAACATCTTTTTGTTGTAAATCATAAGCAGATACACGATTAATAACTGGACCTATACTTGCAAGTATGCCTTGAAACTCCCAAGCTTCTTTAGGTATGGTGCCTGTTAATCCCCAACGTATAGCGCAGTTTTTAAAATTTTGAGTCAATAATTTTGTTAAAACATCTGCTTTGGCCTGATGAACTTCGTCAACAATAATAGCCACAACCCCTTCGCAAAATTCTGCAAGGCTAAGACTTTCTTCATCATAGCTTTTTTTGTCTAATACATTAAGACTTTGCCATGTACAGATAGTGTGTGTTCGATTTAATTCTTTTCGATCACCGAAATACACACCAACATCTAAACCTAGGTTTTTGTAGTCTTCTTCAGTCTGGACAACAAGCGATTTGTTCGGAACAATAACCATCGTACGACCATACGGTTCACAAAGATGCGACAACGTCGCTGTAGTAATCGTTTTACCTGCACCTGTTGCTACCTCCTGTAAGGCTTGTTGATTTTCTAAAAATTTATTAACAACATCGTATTGATAATCTCTCAATATGATAGGTTTACCTGCTTCTGGATGACCTTTTGGCCATGTCTTGCCTTTGTCAGCCCAATAGTTTTCATTTATTTGCTTAAAGTCAAACGCATGAGGTTGTCTTAGATCCTCTACATCAATATCAAATCCTGATTCTTCAATAATAGGTAATATAACATCTAAGTGTGCTAGATATCCATTGCCGCCAATACCAAAATATGTTTTAGTACCGTCCCATCTACCTAGTTTGTAAGCGGGCATATGACGTGCATAGGGAAGGTCATACTTGAGTTTGTTTGCTAGCTTTCTTCGAACTTCAACAGGCAAACCGTCAAGTTTAATATTAACCTCATCCTTAATTATTAATTTACAAGTCGACAATATTCCTATCCTTTTGAACAGCTGGTTTTACATCGCTTAGATATAAAACACAATAGTGGTTATCAATCCACGTTTGAGACATATTGCTCATAGGAGGAAAAGATTTGTTCACTACTATAATACTAACATCGTCTTCTTCTTTAATCAACCACTTTGCAGGCTTTTTAAAGATTAGTAATCTACCTTCAGACAAATCTCCACCGAGACCCGAAGCTCTAACCCATTCGTTGAACTTTGGATCTTCGTCGTTCCTACTTCGAAAACAAATTTTTATTTCCTCTTTGCTAACTCCATTGTTAATGGCGGAGATAACAAACGACTCTAACCAACTTTTTAAATGATTATCTTCACTGACTATTAAAATAACTTTTTTCTTTACGGTTTTATACAAATTAAAAAATTTACTAAAATCGTCGGTCCAAAAATAATTTGTATTATATGAGGCTACTCTATGAATAAGATTTTTTGATGTAGACCCGTACAATACATAACCCATACGCTTTGCCAGCATTAGGTCGTGATCTAATTCTTTTAATTTTCTAGAATCAAAATACTCTTGTGCAGACGAAGTTGCGTTTTGTAATACTACTTCATCGTTTACAATTTTGCAGGCTGGAGCATAATACTCTGCGTCGTTCCAAATCTGTTCAACATCTGCTAGTGCATGATTAAATGATTCGTCAATATTAAATCCGTGTCTAATTGCAAATTCATTTACTAAAATTAAATTTAAATCGTAGATGTTATATTTTCTAACTTTATCGTCTGGATTCCAAAGAGATCGATCTTCTCTGTTATTTTTAAGAACTTCTTTTTCAAAAACTTCTTTAAGAGAATAAGGATGTTTTAAGCATAACCAAAGTTTATCATTTTTGTCTTTTTCAACAAAAATGCTTTTAGTCATATCTAAATTTCTAAAAGGATTTTTCCATGTTGCGTTTTGTAATCTAAAATTTAAATTTAATTGTCGTGTACTAAAATGATTTTTATATTTTTCCATTAACTTGATAACATAGTTTGCCTGCGCTTGGGTAAGATTTTTGTTATCTGCAATTAAATTGAAAAAATTTGTCAATACGACAATGTCCTGATTATTCAAGAAATTTGTAGATATAACCGAAGTATAAAATTCGGTAAAGATGTCTTCGAAATATTCATTCGCCGCCATAATAATATTATAGCAGAAATAATTTAAAAATCAAGACTTTTGTAAAATATTTACTAACCTTTTTTGAGGAATTCCGTCAACCATTTCTGATAATAACCACTCGGTATGACAAAGTTTTTTGAACCAGTCGCTCCGTTCAGGAATAATTGGGTTTTCTATATTTTCAAAGTTATTAGAAAGTTCGCCTGCAAGGCTT